ATGCTGATCTATTTCATCCATAATATTCAGTATAACTTCATCATGATTAGTTACTTCGTGCCATACTAAATTACTCCACTCTTCTACGAAGATATCATTAGCATCCATATATTCCTGCAACTTATTCCAATCGCTTTCTGACATAATTTCTGTGTTATTCCAACATAGATCAACCTTTTCTCCATCAACATTAAAATAACCCCATTCATCTTTAATTTGTGGTGCTGTTATGGTTATATCTAAATTACCCCATTCATCTTTATAAAGATCGTTACTCATATAATATGGCAGTTGTCTAATAAAATGCTTCTGATCCCATTGCAAATATTCATCATAGGCACCCAGCGTATGACCTACAAAACACTCACCATCATCAATCTCTGACAATAATTCTCTAGTAGTCTGCTCACCATAGCCTCTGAAATCTATATCTCTACTACGATAATAACTAGGGTACACAAACCATTCTAAGTCTAATACTGGTGTATCAGTTAAATGTTGTGCTATACTGGATATTACCTGTTTCTTTACAGCATCAATACTGTCTTTACATACTCCTAATACATCTTCTGTTATGTCGATACCTACATTCAAGTGACTGTTAAATACACCATCATATTTGCTATCCATAATATTGTATATTCTGGTTAGTTCTTTTTCTATATAATTCATATGTTACTCCTTTTTAAAAATTATACCTTTATTATACTACTTTATGGTTATTTGTCAACCTTTTCTAACAAAATATTCCAAGCAGTAGGTTCAACAGCAAATTCTGTCATACTGAGAAACATTTGGTGTAATTGATCCCAAGTAAATCCTTGCTCACGCAAATCCTTACATAATCGTTCTTCTTTACTGCCACTAGCAAAGTCCCATAATTCATAGAACTCATCTTGCCCATTACAAAAGACTTCATCTGCTATTTCTTGAATTAAATATTGACTATCACCTTTTCTAATATCTTTAATAGCCTGTAAATCATCTTCAAACCAATCCCAAGCATCATCTAATGATGTATATTCTTGATCTAAATACATTGCTTTACCCTCTACCATTTTGGGTTTGCTGGCTATAATAGCCTTTTCTATTCTTTCTAATCTTTCTATAGTATAACTCATTACGCCACCTCTTTTGTATATTGTGGATATGCAGATTCTAATTGATTTCTAATAGCATCACACTTAATACCAGCACCAATATTAAAGGCACCAATCATATATTCATAATCATAAACCAAGTATTCTACATCAGAAATAATTCTGTTTCTATTCCATTCACTTGCACTCTTATATATAGGCCTCATAAATTTTGGAATATCTTTTATAGATTCTTCATCTTGCTGTAAATCATAAGTGTATGTGCCATCACTATTTTGTGTAATAGTGAGAATACATTTACCAAAACCATCTTGCATAAGACCCTTAAAGCCTTTGCTGTTGTTTTCATATACTTCTAACAATTTACATCTAGCAGTAGACACATCATCATTAAGTGTAAATGTTGCTTCTACTTCATCACCAGTTACTTCACCAGCACCGTTAGACATAAAATATTTACTGTTGGCTTTTATATGCTCTTTGATATCCTCGAATGTAGTAATGTTTGGATCAACATCTACATTAGCATTACCAGTTGGTTCAACACCTAACTGTCTCTGTGCTTCGCGAATAGAACATTTATGCTCTTTTGCGTATTGTTTTATTTCTTTCTTTGTCATTTGTTACTCCTATAACTAAATTAATACTCTATTATAATAGCACATTTATCAACTTTGTCAACCGTTTATTTCAATTAATTTTGCAGAAACGATAAATAGATAGGTAATTACAAAATTAAAATTTCGCGGAGAATAAATGGCTAAACCATTCAACTACATGGACTTCGTAGTAAGTTCTCACCCAAGTTACATACGATACCTAGATGATTGGCTTTTATCAGAACGTAGCCTATACGGTGGCGTAGAGTACAGAGACGGTGAATACCTAAAAGCATATAGTAGTGATTTCAACACGCCAAGTGAAACAATTAACACTTATGACGTAGATGAGTCTGGTAATCAGATCGCAAGTTATAAGAGTTATGTACAAAGAGTAAACACACCGGAAGAAGCAAACAACGGTTCAGGTTATGCAAATAACTTTTATTATGAAAAATTGCAGAACGTTCCGGTATTTCCTTATTCTAGACTATACATATCTGAATATAATGCAATATTGTTCAGATCTCCGCCAAGCAGAAATTTACCAGACACACCGGAAGTAGAAGCATTCCAACAGAACGCAGATGGCACTGGCCAGAGTCTAAATGAATTTATGAGTATGGTAGACACCTTTACAACAACATTTGGAGTTGTATGGGTAAGTTGTATCAAAAATTCAGGTTCAGATGTGCCTAAATGGAGAATGCATAAGCCAACAGATGTTACTAACTGGAGTTATACATATAACTCAGCAGGTGACTTAGAGTTAAACAGAATTATAATTAGAATATCCAGTGAGCCTGATATGGAAGTATATCAGTACATAACAGCAGACACTATTGATATTATATTTAAACCACTAGTAGAAGAAGACGATCTTACATTTGAAGTACCTGAGGGTGCAGAAAGATTTGAGAACGATGATTCTATGTTTTACAGAATTTCCCAAGAGAATCCTCTAGGATACATTCCTGTAAGACCCGTATATCAAAGTACGCCAATACAAAACGGCATAGGTCACACACCTCTCTTTGATATTGCTCAAATTCAACGAAGTGTTTATAGTGATATGGGAGAAATATATTCATGTATTTCGTATGGTGCACATCCAGTAAACATCGTTGATGAAGATACACTAAACCGTAATGGAAATAGTGTAGGAGCAGAGCCTGGCTCAGTTATTATAACAGGAGCAAGTCTTGACGGGCAACCTAACTTTACATACTCTTTTGTTTCACCAACATTAGATAGTGTGTCTGAAATAAGAGCGATAATGGATCAGAAAATCGCAAAAATGAATGAAATTGCTATGATCCGCAGTGAAGAACTAATTAAGGCTTCACGATCAGGTGTGCAAATAGAACAGTATGACAGCAAATTAGAAGCATTCATACGTAAGAAAGCAACAGCATTGGAAAATGCAGAATATAATTTATGGAAAATCTTCTTTGACTGGACAGATACAGCAATGCCAGACGATTTAACCATAAGTTACAACAGACTTTACAGTCAAAAAGGTTTAGAACACGAAATAAAAGAGATGAACACACTTCTTGATGCATATCAGAGATATAATGAGGTGTTCATAGGCGAAGCAGAAGAATATACAGTACGTGACTACGAAACAGAAGCAGAAGCAGAAGCAGAGGCCCAGAGATTAGGCGGAACGGGTACTCACAGCCATACCAGAGAAGATGGTTTAGTCACATATATGCCATTTACAACGCATCAAGAATACGAATTAAGATTAGAAATGCTAACTGGTGCAGATATGGAAGAATCACCAGACTTTAAAGAAGATTTAAAAGACAAGTTGAAAGAAAGATTACAACAGTTAATCGATTCAACTTACAGTAACAATAGCCTATAACGGGCTAAGGTAGGGAGAGAACCCGAGGTAAAACGCACAATACGTTTACTTCTACGATAAAAGGAGAAAAAAGATGGAATCATCTAACGAAACGGTAGTTCAACCCGAATCAGTTGAACCGGTAACAGATACCGCACAATCAGAAGCAGTAGAACAATCTACTTCAACTGATACAAAATCTGAAAATACGACACCCAGTGTTGAAATGAAAGAAGGCAAATTATTTATTGACGGCATACGTCATTATACACGTGATGATGTCAGTAAAATAAGTGCTAATGCAAAACATGAAGTTCAAAAGAATATTCTTACAGAACTAAATGTTGACAGCATTGACCAAGTGAAACAAGTTGTTTCTACTTTGCAAGAAGTTAGTCCTGAAGAAGGAACTAGCCTAAACGTAGACTCATTGAGAGATGCAGTTAAAAAACGTGAAGCAACAGTAGAAGAACTTAAACAACAGGTTACTTCTTTAAAAACAGACCTTATGTTAAAAGATCATATGAGTCAACTACAGAATGCTATGCCAAGTACTTGGACACCAACTCAGAGAGAAAGTGTAATCAAGTTAATGAAAGCAGACGGTATGTTAGCAGTGGAAGGTGATACATTTGCAATAAGAAACGGAAGCGATTTCTTAACGGTAGATGGAGAAACACCAGACTATGCTAAAGCAATAGAGATTGTAGGTAAAGACAAATTAGGTTTATCATTTGGTAAAAAGGGTGTTGATGTACAGTATGGTGAGACAACAGCAACTAGTCAAAGTGGAGCAAAAGCACCAGTTGACGATGTTAAATTGGCTGACAATACTGACTACAGATCGGCGTATATGAGAATACGTCAGTATCAGCCTACTTTAAGCAGAAGTCAAATTACCGATTCAATGGTAAAGGCAGAACTTAAAAGTATGGGAAAGTAATATAACATAATGACTTTATAGGAGAAAAATAATGTCAGCAACAACAAGTACAAATGTTGAGCAGTTATATGCAGATATCGTTCAAGACTTAGTTCCATATTACATGGACGCAGTATTGCTACCGAATCAGCAGATAATTCTTAACTCACTTAACGTAAGTGGTTCAACAGGTGATCAAGTAAGATTCCCTCTAATGAACACATATGATAATGCTGTAAGTATCGCCGAAGGTGGAAACATCATTGGTACAGCAGGTGCAGAAAGCAACCTTATCCCAACAGCGGCTAACGTCACATTCCAGAAACGTGGATTAGGCGTAGACGTAACTGAAGAATCTTTAGAAGACGGCGGATTTGACATGGTCAGAAACGGTGTTTTATCAAGACTTTCAGGTGGTATTGCTCAAGCAACAGATATTGCAGGTTTAGGCGTGGCTAAAACAGAATTCACAAGTAATGACGGTGTTGTCGGTGCTAACGCAACTGTAAACGCATCTTTAATCGCGAACTTTGTTATGTCCCCAGAAGCAATGGCTTATGCGGCTAAAAGAGAACCAGTTGTTAAAGTATGGTACAACCCAAATAGCGACACGCATGAATTTAGAGCAACAGTCAGAAACGGCTTTACAGCACTAAGATCTAACTTTGGTAGAAGAATTCATTCAGCATCATTAGGTTCTGGTTTAGATGAAGCAAACGTCGAAGCCATAGCAACCTCGGTTGCAAATTTACGTTCAGTCAATGCCCCTGTGGGATCGGACGGAATGTATATTGGATTAATTGACCCTGCTTTTGAACTAGCAATTAATAAACAAATTGCTCAAGCTGGTGCGACTACTATTAGTTCACTATCCGATCTTGGTAACAATGCATTGAGAAATGCGGCGTTGGCAATGGTTGCAGGTGCTACTTTATATAGAAGTAATAACTTACCAGACGCATCTTAATAAGAGGAATTGACTATGGCATTTTTAACAGACGGTGGTGGTAATGTAGTATCTTTTGCAGAATACACTGATGTAGTGCAAAAAGATCAACGTATATTTGAAGCAAACAATCTAAAGATACCGGCAGAGTCAGGCTTTGTCAGTACTGAGGATTTTGTGGAAGATATGTTGAAAAAAAGCACACAAAGAATACTGTTAAAAATTAAGGCAAGTTCCTGGTGGCAACAATATAATTACTATGTAGGTAATTCGTTTGACTTAAACAATCGACCTAATGTTAACCCAAATCTTATAGATCCAGGTAACGCATTAGAGAGACGTCAACAATTTACAGACATGTGTGTATATTATTGTTTCGGAGAATACTTATTTCCGCTATTTGCGGAATTCGGTAACGAAGAATCACCAGAAGTTGCTAAGATTACATACTATAATGCAAAATTTAACGATATCTTCCAAGAGTTGATATCTATTGCAGACTGGTATGATGCAGACGATTCAGGTACAGTGGATGACAGCGAAAAAGCAGTTACCATGCAACGTACTAGACGAACAAGATCACGTAGTAGTGTGGTACAGGTAAGATAATGTCAGTAAGAAGCGATTTAATATCTCAGATTACTACAAATTTATCTGGACATTCTAATATATCGATCAACAGTGAATTACCGTTCATACAGGGCGGTAATCCACTATATTCGACTAATATGAATACCGTATATGTTGATGAGCAGGAAATTGAAAGGGAAACATTATATGTTACTTTAGATGGTGGCAATGTTGAGCAATCAACTACCACAATCAATGCCTACTTAGCAACAGATGCCAAAGAACAATTTAGTGATATTAATACCGTTATTTCAAATCTGCTAATAGCGGGAGATGTGATTAGTAATACAGTTGATGTAGAAAAGTCATATGAGACTGAAATAGCAGACGATGTAATAACATATACTTTCGAGTATAGTTACACAACCATATAGGAGAAATATTATGGCACAAGCAATTAATGTAACTAGCGGTTCACAAGCAATCCTCACATTAGGAACTACAGCGGCAATGGCAGCACCTGGCGGAACAGATGGTCTAGTTGTACCCTTGGTACAGGACGTATCCGTTTCGACTCAGCCTGGAACTGTAAGATATTCAACTTTGGATTCTACAAGTTCTAGTGCTTTCACAACAGTTATGGAGAATGAAGTATCATTCAACATGTTATTAGATGAGGACACTTTCTTCGGAAATGCGTCGTTAACAAATAACTCTGTTGCGGAATTAGGGCTGTTCACAACTTCAAACAACAAGACTGAAATTCATTTTAGTGTTGCCTTTGAAGGCGCTGATAGTACAGATAATTATTTACATGGCACAGGATTTATTGGTGGTTTAGCCCCCAATGCAAGTCTTGAGCAGGCTGTCTGGATTTCCAGCGGTAGCATAATTGTAAATGGCGATCTAAGCAAAGACACCGTTTAGAGCATAAACAATTTTAACACCCTCATGTATTTGGGGGTGTTATTTTTAAGGAATTTATTATGGAAAAACAAGTACATAAAATAGCAAACAGATGTATAGTTGATGGTAAATGGACCAGAGACTCATACGATGTTGTTATAAATGGCGAAACATATGATTTTAGAGACCTTGCTAAAGAGCACGGAATCGAATTAAATGCGAAACCTAAAAAACAGATAAATACAGATATAAAGGAAAAACATGAAGATTTGGAACAATCACACGATTCAGGAGATACTGAAATCGATGGAGATGGAGATAGCGAAAGCACAGAATGAAATAAGATGTGCAAGAGCAGATGTTGAAAAAGCATCAAACAGGATGGCATTTTGTTTAAGTGCAGTCCACAACATAAAAGATAGATTAGATAAAGATATAAAGGAATAAAGATATGAAATTAAGCGAATTAGCAAAAAAACCACAACTACAAAAGATTACAATTACAAAGCCAGAACTAGTAGAAAAGTACGGTGACGAATTAGAATTTTTTATTTACGATAGACAACCCCTAGATGTATTCACAAAGTTAGCAGACGTTGACCAGAATAATATTGGACAGTATATCGATATATTACAAGACTTAATACTAAATGAAAACGGAGATAAAGTTACATCAGAAGAATTAGTGTTGCCTATTGACATCTTAACAGAAGCAATGACACTGATTGGTGAACATATGGGAAAGTAACATCGCATCCATTAGATGAGAAAAGTTCAAGTACTAATACTTTAATATTATTAGATACATTAGCCCAACGTTATGGTACTTTACCTAGTAAATTATTATGTGATGCGGATTCATTTGATTTAATGGTTTTTGATGTTGCTATTGCATGGGAAAGAATGCAATACAACAAGCAAAACAAAACAGTTGATCAAAGTATGTATGATCAAAAGGAATTACAAAGTATTATGGATAAAGCAAAGGGCAAAAAATGATTACTATAAAGTCTAACACAAAAGAAGTAGAAAATATGCTAAGAGATCTTGAGGATATGCCTAGAGAGGTCATAAAAGATGCATATAAATTTTACAAAAACAAGACTCCTGTAAGAAGTGGTAACGCTCGTAGTAAAACAAAGTTAAGTAGAAAACAAATCAAAAGCGGATATCCATATGCAGGCAAGTTAGACGAGGGTTGGAGTAAACAAGCACCTAAAGGTATGACAGAACCTACTATAGATTATATAGATGATCAAATAGAAAAAGAAGTGCGAAAAATAGGTAGATAACATGGCTAAAAGTATTGAAGTAACCTTAAAATTTAATGATAAAGATTTTACTAGTGGTATAAGAAATGCCAATAGGCAGTTAAATAAATTACAACGTAATTTAAAACAGTCTAGTACAGGTGCAAAAGGTTTAAGCGGTCAACAAGGTATGGGCGGACTTACAACAGCCATTGCGGCAGTTGGTGCGGCCACAGTAGCATCTAGTAGTAAATTATCACAACAAGTTAGAATATCATCTTCCTTTGGTACACAAATAAGTGATAATGTACAAAGATTAAAAAATTATTTTAATAGTGTAAAAGGCACTTCTAAATCAAGTTCAGAATTATATAATGTTACCAGACGTTTAAGTACAGCAAATGGAGAATTACAGGGCGAATTAGGAGATCTAAGAAGAGATCTAGATGGTTCCGGTAAAGGCTTTACTGAAACAGGCGGTAAAATGGGTAGATTTGCCATTGTAGCGGCCACAGTAGCCGCGGCAGTTGGTGCTATTGCTGTTTCATTTCAAACACTTAGCAGATCTATTGGTGTAGCCGCAGAATTTGAAACAATTGAAATTACTTTAAGTAACTTAACAGGTAGTGCAGAAAAAGGTGCTAGAGCATTAGAAGTCATTACAGATAAGGCACAGGAATTACCTTTTGCTTTTAGTGATTTAGCAAGTGCATCACCAG